CAGAATTAGTTAAAGGTGTTGGTGGCGTTTTAGATAATTTAACAACTACCAAAGCAGAAAAACTAGAAGCACAACGTAAAATTAAAGAATTAGTTTCTGACTACGAAACTAAAATGGAAGCCAACATTACAGACAGATGGAAATCAGATATGAATTCTGATTCATGGCTATCTAAAAACGTTAGACCATTAGTTCTTATATTTTTAGTCGTATGTACAGTGTTAATGATTTTTATTGATGCAGGTACACTTCAATTTACTGTAGAAGAAAAATGGACAGACCTCCTTCAATTAGTTCTTATTACTGTCATTGGCGCCTATTTTGGTGGCCGCACCATGGAAAAAAGAGTTAAGAAATAATTTGTAATATTGCAAATAATTTATTATATTAAACGTAATGGCAGTTAAAAAATCTCTTAAAGAAATTATACGCGATGAATATAAAAGATGTTCACAAGATCCTATATATTTTATGCGCAAGTATTGTATAATACAACATCCTACTAAAGGTAAGATGTATTTTAACTTATACCCTTTCCAAGAAGATTCATTAACTCAATTAAAAGAAAACCGATATAATATCATATTAAAGTCTAGACAGTTAGGTATATCGACATTAACTGCCGGATATGCATTATGGAAAATGATATTTAGATCAGATTTTAATGTGCTGGTAATTGCGACAAAACAAGATGTAGCAAAGAATTTAGTGACCAAGGTTCGGGTAATGAATGAAAATTTACCGAATTGGTTAAAAGGTAAAACATTAGAAGATAATAAATTATCCTTAAGGTATGCAAACGGTTCACAGATTAAAGCAATTTCATCCAAAGGCGATGCCGGTAGATCTGAAGCATTATCATTATTAATATTTGATGAGGCAGCCTTCATTGATAAAATTGATGAGATATGGACTGCAGCACAACAAACGTTGGCGACTGGTGGTGATTGTATTGCATTATCAACTCCAAATGGTGTAGGTAATTGGTTCCATAAAATGTGGGTAGATGCCGAATCGGGTGGCGAATTTAATACGATTAAATTACATTGGACGGTACATCCGGATAGAGATGATGTATGGCGCGCAAAACAAACGCAGTTATTAGGAGAAAAGGGAGCAGCTCAGGAATGCGATTGTGACTTTATTTCTTCTGGTCATACTGTAGTGGATGGTAATATATTACAATGGTATTCTGATACATACGTAAAAGATCCTCTCGAGAAGCGAGGTTTCGATTCTAATTTTTGGATTTGGGAATATGCTGATTATTCAAAAAGTTATATGGTAGTTGCTGATGTGGCTCGAGGTGATTCAACTGATTATTCCGCATTCCATGTTTTTGATGTAGAGGCGTGTCACCAAGTTGCTGAATATAAAGGAAAGATTGGAACAACCGAATATGGAAACATGTTAATTTCAGTAGCCACAGAATATAACAACGCGCTGCTAGTAATTGAAAATGCAAATATAGGTTGGGCATCCATACAGGTAGCTCTTGATAAAGGTTATTCAAATTTATATTATTCATATAAACAAGACGGATATGTTGACGAAGATGTACAATTACGTAAAGGATATGATTTAAAAGGAAAGTCAAAGACTGTGCCTGGATTCTCAATGACATCTAGAACTCGCCCATTAGTGATATCAAAATTAGAAACGTATTTCAGAGACAAAACACCAGTAGTTCATTCAAAACGATTAATTGATGAGTTATTTACATTTATTTGGTTGGGCCATCGAGCCGAAGCATCTCGAGGTTATAACGATGATTTAGTAATGTCATTTTCTACAGGGTTATGGATGAGAGATACCGCATTAAGGTTACAACAACAAGGAATGGATTTAAATAGAAAAGCATTAGGTCATTTTGGAAAATCGCAAGGAGTATATTCAGCTACACAACAAACACCGAAAGAGTGGCAATGGAATTCCGGCGATGGCGAAAATGATGATTTAAAGTGGTTACTCTAATATTTATTTATATAGGTAAAATATGGCAGATACTTCATTAAGAGCACGATTAAGTAGATTATTTGCAACCAATGTGGTTGTACGCAGAATCTCAAAAAATAGATTAAAAGCTGTTGATACAAACAAATTACAATCTACAGGAAATTTAAGTAATAAACGATATGTAGATAGGTTCTCTGGTGTCCATAGAGGGATGCCCGGATACGGTACATATAACCAAAATCAGACGTTCCATACATCAAAAGTAGAATTATTCACAGATTATGAAGCAATGGATATGGATCCTATATTATCATCAGCCTTGGATATCTATGCAGATGAATCAACTGTTAAAGATGCGGATGGGGATACTTTAACTATTACATCTCCTAATGATGAAATTCGAAAAATTCTTCATAATTTATTTTACGATATTTTAAATGTAGATTATAATTTATGGCCATGGATACGTAATGCTTGTAAGTATGGCGATTTTTATCTACATTTAGATATTGAAGAAGAAGTTGGTATCGTTAACGTCGTGCCAATGTCTGCATATGAGATTGTTAGGGAAGAAGGATATGATCCAGAAAACCCATATGCCCATAAATTTAGTCTACAAAACACCCATGGTGGTGGTTCTCATAATTTCGGGTCATATCAAAAAGAAGGGAATATGCAAGATTTCCAACCATTTGAAATTGCACATTTTCGATTATTATCTGATACAAATTTTTTACCATATGGTAAATCAATGATAGAGCCGGCACGTAAAATATTTAAACAATTGACACTTATGGAAGATGCGATGTTAATTCATCGTATAATGAGAGCACCAGAACGCCGGATCTTTAAAATAGATGTAGGTAATATTCCGCCCGCAGAAGTCGATAATCATATTCAAGGAATTGTTAATAAAATGAAAAAGGTTCCTTATATCGATGAAAAGACCGGTGATTATAATTTAAAATTCAATATGCAAAACATGATTGAAGATTATTTTATGCCAGTAAGAGGCGGCGAATCTGGAACATCAATTGAAGCATTGCCTGGTTTATCATCCGAAGGTCAGATTGATGATATTGATTATTTGAAAAATAAATTATTTGCTGCATTAAAGATACCAAAGGCATTCTTAGGGTATGATGAAGGTGTAGAAGGTAAGGCGACTTTAGCAGCCGAAGATGTGCGATTTGCTAGAACAATTGAACGTATACAAAAAATCTTTTGTTCTGAATTAACAAAAATTGCAATCGTACATTTATATACACAGGGATATACAGATGCGGAACTAGTCAATTTTGATTTATCTTTAACTAATCCATCAATTGTTTATGAGAAACAGAAAGTAGAAATTCTAGAAAGTAAAATTGGTCTGGCAACTAATATGAAAGACTCGAACTTATTTTCACAGAGATGGATTTATGAAAACGTATTTGGGTTAAGTCAAAATGAATGGGTCGCGGAACAAGAGCAGGTCGTTGAAGATCTAAAACAAGAATTCAGACGTGAGCAGATTAAATCAGAAGGTAATGACCCTCAAAAAACAAATCAATCATTTGGTACACCTCATGATATTGCATCAATGCATGTTGCAAATAAAGGAGGATTATTGCCAGGACAAGAACAAGAACATGTTGCCGGCCCAGGTCGTCCCAAAGATAACAATACTTGGGGCACCCATGACTCCCCCCATGGTCGCGACCCATTAGCAATTAAGTCATTAGGTAATTCATTATCTACAGATAAGTCGCCATTACAGCATCAATACCGCGGCAGCTCGCCTTTAAGTACGGAAAATATACAAATTAATTCATTAATTAATTCGATGAAATCATCAAATATTATAAAACAAACTTTATTAAGTGAAAAGCAGGATAAAGATACTGGAACGATGTTAGATGAATCACAATTAATCGAGGATTAAAATAGTATTAATAGCATATTTATTAAAAAGTATGATTATACAAGGCGTAATTTCATGAAGCGAATAAAACATGCAAAGGTAAAAAATACCGGCATCGTATTTGAGTTACTTGTACGACAAGTAGCCTCGGATACAATGAATAATAAGAACTCTCAAGCACTCCGTATACTTAAAAAGCATTTCAAAACTAACTCCGAATTAGCAAACGAATTAAAATTATATCAATCGCTATCCCAAGAAAAATTCTTGTCAGAATCCAAGGCAATGAAATTCTTAGAGGCGGTAATTCGTACGCGGAGGCAGCTTAATGAATTGCAACTCCGGAGAGATAAATATAATTTAATTAAAGATTTAAAGGCTACGTATAAATTAGAAGAGTTCTTTAAATCTAAAATTACAAATTATAAAACACATGCTTCGACATATAAATTATTTGAATATGCGGAGGCAGATGATCCGGCACAATATACAATAAATAAATTTTCTTTAGTTGAACATATACAAACTCAATCACATGTTAAGAAAACTTCAACTGTATTAACTACACAACATAAAGATGTACGTATTTTAGCATCAAAATTAGTAGTTGATAAATTTAACCAAAAATATTCAAATTTAAATGAATCTCAAAAACGTATGTTGCGTGAGTATATTAATAACGTTACAAACTCTGTTAAATTAAAAAAATATGTACTTTCAGAAATTTTAAATTTAAAATCTACTATTAGTAATTTAAAACCTAATATACCAAACAAAGTTATACGTATAAAATTAACAGAAGTATCTAATTTATTAACTAAACTAGGTAAACAACATTCCTTACAAGATAAAGATGTATTAACTATGCTTAGATATTACGAATTAGTTAATGAACTTAAAAATATAGGAACTAAATAATATGTGGAATGATGCATACTCAACAGAACAGAATCAGTTTGATCGCCTAGGCCACCCAGGACGAATTTTAAGCGTATATACATATACCGGAGGCCAAGTTGATTTTACCGGATCTAATTATGGATATGGCGCTGTGCGAGTAGTAGATCCTGGAGATACAACAAACGACAATGTTATAACGCTATCTGGTGGCGGCCAAGTATTATTAGATGATATTAGTTCTACCGGTATTGGAATAGTACCATTGTCAGTATCGCAAATTTCCGGATCGACAGCCGGCGGCACAAAAGTATATGTTTTTAAAGTGCAAGGAACGGTATAATGAAATTAATAGAAGAAATGAAACAATTTTTCAACGAAGCAAAATCTAAGCCCGATTTTCTCGACGTCGATAAAGATGGTGATAAATCAGAGCCAATGAAAAAGGCTGCCGATGAAAAAGAAGATGAAATAGACGAAGCTAACGTTACTGGTAATATGGACGGCGGCGAAGGACCTGTAAAGACACCTCATGCATTTGGCAAGAAAGAAGATGAAAATGAAAATGCAGAAAAATTAGGAATGAAAAAACAGCCAAGTAGTGATAAACATTTCGAAAGTGCCTATAAAAAAATGATAGCAACCATGGAAGATCTTCATGAAATTTCATATCGTGATTATAAAAAAGATCCTACATCGACACCGCAACAAAAAGTTAACAGAGGTATTATGGAAGTTAACCGCATGTTAAGTGAAATGGAAAAGATTGTTAACAATAATTTACGTTTAAAGACTGAAACTGGTATGCAATCCGGTCATTTTTGGAAAGCAACTGGTAAACGATTTGCTAAAATAAATGAACGTATGTTACGTGTTGCACATAGATTAAAGGAACTATCATCATGATATTAAATAGAACTTGGCAACAATTTGTTAAAGCAAAAGAAAATGTAAATTTAACATTACATGAACAGAAACGTAAATATGCAGATGAGCGAAAGCGATTTGAGGCCCATCAAGCATTTTTAAATTCTGGATTATATATGAAGGGGAAGTAAAATGCATAAGCAATTATTAGTAGATTATTCAGTATTTGAAGTTTCGCCTCAATCAATAAATGAATCATTAACTCAAAATAATGGTAAGTTAATTGTTAACGGCGTTTTACAAAGAGCTGAGTCTAAAAATCAAAATGGTAGAATATATCCAAAAGAAACGTTAATGCGTGAAGCTAGTAATTATGCTGGTACATTTATAAAAGAACGTAGAGCTTTAGGAGAATTAGATCACCCTGATTCATCAGTAGTTAACTTGGCAAATGTATCTCATAATATATTAGAAATGGGATGGCAAGGAGACGACTTAGTAGGTAAGGTAGAAGTGTTAGGAACACCTGCAGGAAACATACTTAAAGAACTATTTAAATCAGGTATACGATTAGGTATATCCTCTAGAGGTATGGGTTCTGTTAAAGAAGTAATGAGAGAAGGTGATGAAACATTAGAAGTACAACCAGACTTTGAACTAATTGCATTTGATTTTGTTTCTAACCCATCTACTCAAGGAGCATTTTTATCTCCAGTAAATGAATCAAAAATTCATGTGACAAATAAATTTGTTAATATAGAACGAATAATAACCGATATAATAACGGAGTTTTAAATCATGGCATTAGAAGATTTGCAATCACAATATGGTCCTTATAATCCACGTGGTACCAAAGGTACCGGTGAAGGAAAGGATACTTTAGCATATGAACCATCACCTAGTGGTTTAGATAAACATTTTAATAATAGTAAATATGCCGGTTCAGAGGCTCCTGGAATAAAGCCATCAAGTCCTGATGTATTCGGAAATATACCAGCAGAAAGATCCGGAGAATAAAATGAAATTAAAATCATTATTAAAAGAACAATCTAGTCCATTTGATTATCAATATTTTATTGAACAAACATCTGGATTATTAGATGCGATAAACGATTTTCAAAAAGAATTATCAACAGAATTAGAAGCTAAAGAAGAAGAAACAGGCGACCCTCAATACCAGCAATTACAAAACCAAATAGCTAGGTATTTACAAGGCGCAGAAAAACAAATAGAAGCCATGGGTAAAATGTTGGATAGAAAACAAAATATGGTAAAACGTATAGGAGATTTATAATGAAAAAATACGAAGACCAATTAATGAAGCACATCCTTAATGAAAAATATTTAGGAGAAGATGATGATCAAAAAATGACAAAAGAAGATCGTAATTCATTTTTAGAAGCAGTAGGTAATTTTCATAAGTTAGGTGAGATGGTATATTCCAATGGTAGACTACAAGAGGTTACCAAAACATTGCAAAGTGTAGTAGAGCGTGCAGAAAAGGTAACATTATCAGAAACCGAACACTGGTTTGATAATGTTACAACATCACGTCATATGAAACAAATGAATGAAGCTTATAAGGTATTTGAAAAAACTGCAACTGAAATGAGTTCAATGCAGCAACGATTGGAATCGGCATATGAAGATATGGGTACTGTATTAAATCGTTATTATAAAATTGGTGAATCACTTCACGAAGATTAGGTTAATTGAAATAAATTTGTTATATTAAAACAAAAATAAGTTATATGAGTAAACAACAAAAAAGTATCGTACCTGGAGCAGGTGTAGCAGTAAAAGTATTATCGACAAAACAATATCCAAAAGGTGATATAAATTACGCATTAAAGTCATTTAAGCGTGAACTTAAAGAATCTGGAAAGATGGAGGATTTGAAGAACCGTAGACATTTTGTATCAAAGAGTCAAAAACGAAAAGAAGAGATTGATCGAGCTAAATATTATCAATGGATAGATGATCAAAATCAGTAAAAATTGTGCCTTTTGGCACTTTTTTACGTTATAAGGGAATGTTTTCGTTAACTATTGCATATATATAAATGTTAACGATACTGTATTTTAATAATCAGTCACTCAGACAAATATTCAACCAAGTACATACGTACTTTCTATTGAGGCTCTTAATAGCCTTATTTCCAAATTAAATAAGAGGAGAAATCATGAAAAATGATTTATTAAAAGAAGCAATTGCAGACGCTAAAGCCGTACGAGAAACTGCACTTGCTAATGCTAAAATTGCATTAGAAGAAGCTTTCACTCCTAGACTCCAATCAATGTTGTCTGCTAAATTAGCTGAAGAAGAAGGGTTCGAAGATGAACCGGAATTAGATGCTGAGCCAGTTGCAATCGAGGAACCACCAGTAGAAGACGAACTTCCTGCAGAATCACTTCAATTTGAAGATGAAGCTCCAGTAGAAGATGAAGTCCCTGCTGAAGACCCAGTTGCAGAAGGCGAATATGGCGATGACATGGAAGAAGATCTAGAATTAGAAGCAATTATCAAAGAATTAGAATCTGAAATTTCTGAAGAAGAAGAGCCAGAACTAGAAGAGGCGTCAGGCTCTACTGGTATTGGTAAAGGCACTGGAATGAAAGCCGCATCTTCATCCGACCAAGACGATCCTGGTAAAGGAAAGTTAAAAGAAGGCGAAGAAGGTGATGATGAAAAAGAAGAAGTTGATGAAGATATTTCTATCGATGAAATCATTAATGCATTAAGAGAAGAAGAAGGTGATGCTGAAGAAGAAAAAGTAGAGGAAGCTCAAGACACTGCTGGTGTTGATGATGGTGATGCTGCTAAAGATTTAGATGAAGCATACAACGTTATTCGATTCTTGAAAGGCAAAATTAATGAAGTTAATCTTCTTAATGCAAAATTATTATTCTCAAACAAATTGTTTAGAAATCATTCAATGAATGAATCTCAGAAAATGAAAGTAATTGAAAACTTTGATAGAGCTTCCACTATACGTGAAGTAAAATTAGTTTATGCTACATTATCTGAAGGATTTGCAATGACTGGTAAAACAAAACGAACAATTAAAGAAAGCTATGCTTCTAAACCTAGTCGATCGACGGCACCACAAAAAGAAATTATTTCTGAAGGTACTGACTTGACAGCTAGATGGAAAAAATTAGCTAATCTGTAAAAAGGAAATTGAAAATGAACATTAATTCATTATTACCTCAAAATGGCAACGCCAACCAAAATGCCGCGGCAATTGCACTTGAACGCAAGTGGGAAAAAACCGGCCTATTGGAAGGAATAAGCAATGAGGTTGAAAGAAAAGGTATGGCCGTTCTTTTAGAGAACCAAGCCAAGCAACTGGTAACAGAAGCAAATGCTACTAATACAGCAGGACCCGGCGAAGAATGGGCAGGGGTTGCTCTTCCATTAGTTCGTAGAATTTTTGCTGAAATTGCAGCTAAAGATTTTGTATCTGTACAACCAATGAACTTGCCATCTGGTCTAGTATTTTACTTAGACTTTAAATATGGTACAGGTCAAGGACAAGCAGGTAGTGCAGCCGGCGGAAATGACTTCTTAACTGGAGCAGGCCGAACTTCACAAACAGATTCTGTATTTGGTGTAACTGATACATCTAATGGTGATACAGCTGCAACGGAAGGTCTTTACGGACCGGGTCGTTTTGGTTATACTATTAACGACGTAACATGTTCTGCTCAAACATTAGCAGCTGCATCAGTCTCTACTGTATCAACTGGTTCTTGGAGCACATCAAATACGTTTACTGATAATACAGCGTTAGACCAAACTGGATTTAATATATTTACTAACTTTAACTCTGAATTCTCTGCTTCTAATCTAGGAAATCCAGTAGCAGTAGTTGCAGTTGGTAATGAAGTACTTCCTAATGCAGATATGAACGGCGTTCGTGCATTTAATATCAATGGTACTGGTATTGATAATGTATATCCAGAATTTACTAGAACAAATGCAGCTGGAACAGTTGTTTACTTCTTAGTAGATGGCGCAACCATTAATGCAGTAGAAGTGACATACCATAAACAACCTACTGATACCTCTAGAGGTGACTTCGAAGATTCAAATGCAATCAATAGTAATCAAGAGGGTGGCGGAACAACTTTAGATATTCCAGAAATTAATCTTGAAATGAGATCTGAAGCCATTGTAGCCAAAACTCGTAAGTTGAAAGCTGTCTGGTCTCCAGAATTTGCTCAAGACTTGAATGCATATCATTCAATTGATGCAGAAGCAGAATTAACTAGCATGCTATCTGAATACGTTTCGCAAGAAATTGATTTAGAAATTTTAAGTATGTTACAAGAAAATGCTCAAACTGTTGAAAGATGGTCTGCCAAAATTGGTTATGAGTATGATGCAGCAACTACTGCATTCCAGGAAGGAAATGCAACCGCTCAAGCATACAACCAAGGAACATGGTTCCAAACTTTAGGTACTAAAATTCAGAAAGTTTCGAACAAAATTCACCAATTAACTTTAAGAGGTGGAGCTAACTTCCTAGTATGTTCTCCAACTATTGCAACTGTCTTAGAATCAATTCCAGGATATGCTGCTGATACAGATGGAGATAAAGCTCAGTTTGCAATGGGTGTTCAAAAAGTTGGATCTATTAATTCTAGATTCCAAGTTTATAAAAACCCTTATATGACTGAAAATACCATCTTAATGGGATACCGTGGTACTCAGTTCCTTGAAACAGGTGCTGTTTATTCTCCATATATTCCACTTATCATGACTCCATTAGTATACGATCCAGATAACTTTACGCCACGTAAAGGTGTTATGACTCGTTATGCTAAGAAAATGGTTCGTCCTGAATTCTATGGTAAAGTATTAGTACATGGTTTAGATACTATCTAGTATTTAAAATTATTTTAATATTAAAAGCCCTCCTACTACGGAGGGTTTTTTTTGGACTTTGTTACAAAAAATCTATTGCTTTCACTAATACAGATATTTATATATAAATAAGTTAACAAAAGGAATCGCGGTATGGCAAAGGCGAATACAGAAAAAACTCCACCAAAAGGTGCAGTAAGGTTTTCATTAACATTATCACCAGAGCAAAAATTAGCTAAAGCTGAAATTTTAGAACACCCATTTAATTTCATTGTTGGTAAAGCCGGCTCCGGAAAAACATTATTAGCAGTTCAAGTTGCATTGGATCAATTTTTTAAACGGCAATATAATAAGATAGTAATTACTAGACCAACGGTTGCCACAGAAGATAATGGATTCCTACCAGGATCTGAAAAAGAAAAAATGGAACCATGGCTCGTGCCTATTAGATCAAATATGCGAAAGGTATATAATAAACCCGATAAATTAGAATCGATGGAAAAGGATGAATCAATTGAATTATGTTCATTAGCACACTTTAGAGGACGAACTTTTGATAACGCCGTTGTAATAGTAGATGAATTCCAAAATCTTACTAGATCACAATTAGCAATGGCAATTGGTAGGTTAGGTAAAGATTCTAAAATGATATTCTGTGGAGATTCATACCAAATCGATTTAAAAGATAAAAATTATTCTGCATATCATGACATGTCAAAATTAGTAAATTCAAAATATGTTTTTAAAACTGTATTAGAAGATTCACATAGACATGGTGCAATTGATGATTTATTAGAATTATTGAATGGTTATCATTAATGAGCATATTTATATAAAAGACTATGGACAGTTCAGTATATCCTACGGATTATGGCGCTCCAATGCGTTGGAAGAATGCCGGCCTTTTATGGAATGATAATCCGTATACATGGGATGATGTATTTGATGCGACAGATATGTTGGATCACTTTTCAGATCATGACGGTTCGTGGCTTGGTGAAATAGAACCAGAAAAGAAACGTAGATATATAAAATTAATTTGCAAAGTTAAAGGAATTGAAACATATTCAGGTCAAAAAACGATTCGTGATGATATTGAAATAACGGCTGAAGATGTAAAATTAGTAGCAAAAGAAGTATTAGGAATTGAGTTAACAGTGGAGAATATACATGTATAAATTATATACTGATAAAGCAGAATTATTTGAATGCGATATTAAAATAGAAGGTGCTAGCCTAAAAAAATCAACAGCTAGATTAGTGGTTGAAACCTCCGAATATAGTTTAATGTTCAATGGGAAAATTTCAGAAGAAGGTAAATGTGAAATTCCTGTACGTAAATTAAAGGGGCTTATAGATGAAAGTACTACTGGTAATATTCGTTTAGAAGTTATTGCAGAGGATACATATTTTACGCCATGGAGTTCCGACTTTGATGTGCAGGCCAGTAAACAAGTAACAGTAGAAGTGCATTCACAGAAATCGCCAAAAATTATAAAAGAAAATAATGTACAAGTATCAAATGTTAAACAGATGATTACTGAACAAGAAGTAGACCATGTTAAAAATATTCTTAAATTATTAGTACGTGAAAATATTAATGTTAATAATTTACGAGTTAAAAAAGATAGATTAAATAAAATAGTTGCAACATATACAAAATATAAACCATTGACAGAAACTAAACGCAGAGAAGTTGTTAAAGGAGTTCTCAAAGGTTTATATAAAAAATAAAGGTTATGTAAATGGCTCTCGATAACCTATCCAGCCAAAGAATACAAGAAACATACCAACGGCTAGTACAAACCGAAGGCGGCAATTTTGCTACCGGTGATGGCACAGCTATATCAATTGTTACTGCAAATGAAACGGCATCATTTGCGTATAGTGCTTCGATTTCCGGTGCATTTGCCGCACCAAGTGAATCATTTAGCGCTCGAATATCAATACTAGAAGCCACAGAAGACCATATGCATTCTGGTGTAGTTTCGGGGTCTATACA